GTCGATGTACCGGCGGTAGCCGTCCGCCACGAACATAGCCCCATCCGTCACGGTCAGGCCGGAAGGTGACGGCACGCCGCTGCTGCCGGGCAGCTCGGTAATCGGGGCCAGCTCCAGATCGCCAACGTCATCGATCTGCGGATACTTGTCGCCGTGGTACTCGACAGCGGTCACGGTAAAGAACCCGTCAGACACCGGGTCATCGGACTCGGTGATGGAGATGACGCGATACAGAGCGCCCTGGGCGGACTGGGTGCGCAGGGTCCATACCGCGTGGCCCACCAGCACGGCCGGCAGCGGGTCGCCCAGCAGGATGTCCTCGCCCGCCTCGATCAAGCCCATGTCGTTCATGACGGTGGCGTCGTAGACCGTGCCGTCCGGCTGGGTCAGGGCCAGGGTGTAGGTGTTGCCAGTCTCGAGGGTCACGTCCCGGTCCAGCGTCACGGACTGCACGCCCGCGGACGCCACCCGCCCGCCGATGATGCTGACGTTGTGCATCGGGTCGTAGATATACCCCACCTGCCCCGGCACAACGGCGGCAGAGTCGAGGCCTACGTTGAAGGTTACCAGCTCGGTTTCCAGGCGGTTGGTCAGCAGCAGGGCCTTGCCTACGCGGCGCGCCTGGGCGCGAGAGGTGCAGCCGATGGCCACGACCGAGGTCTCCCGATAGCCGTAGCGCAGCATCCCTTCCGGGTCGTCCACATATTCCAGCTCCCGCTCGTAGTTCAGGTCCGGGTTGTTCCACGCTACCAGGGCGGCGGTAAAGCGGGTGTCCCCTTTGCTGCCGGTGTAGGAGAAGCGGCCGTCGATGACGTTCGCCGGCGTGTACTGGAAACTGGGCGCGGTGGGACGGTCGACCGTGGCCGTGACTCCGCCTGATCCCCAGTACACGGCGCCGCGGAAGATGGTGGCCAGGTCCTGGACAAACTGGTAGGCGCTGGACGGAGACTGGAAGTAGCCGGAGCAGCGGAATCTGGGCTCTTCCCCGCCCATGCCGTCCGGCACCAACTCGTCACAGTACTGGGCCAGGGTGTACAGCATCCACTTGTTGCGCAGCGCCTCGGGGATCCGCTTGCCGAGCCCGTAGCGGTCATTGGCCAGGATGTCGTGGAACACCCAGGCTGGGTTGTCGGTCCAGGCCGGCTTGAACGTGCCGACCCACTCCCCGTCATAGGTGCGCAGGATGGGGTCGTAGTTGGTCGGCACCTGGACCTTGAGGCCCTTGATCAGGTAGCCGCGCACCGGGATACTGCTGAACTGCTCGGCATCGATGGCAATACGGACCAGCGCCGAGTTCGGGTAGGTCAGCTTGGACCGGATGGTCTCAGTGTAGGACGCCCAATGCAGGTCGTTGCTAAGTGCCAGGGACTCCGAGTCCTCCGTCAGCCGCTCCACCTGAATGTCGTAGGGCGGGTCGCCGAACTGGCGCAGGCCGAAGCGGAACGACCGGTAGTACGGGGAGGACGCCTTGCCGTTGATCACCCCGCGCCCGCCCAGCGGCACGTTGACAAAGGTGCCAGTGGAAGAAGACCGCACGCTGATGGACAGAGCAACCGACGTGCCGTTCACGTCGCCCGTCGTCTTGTCCTGCTTCAGCAACTGCGGCACCATGACGGTGACCTTGCACTCATCGACCGCGGTGTCGTTGATGCGGCGGATCAGCGGAGTGTCGTAGCGCAGGCGCACGTCCACCTGCTGCTCATTGGACGGGCCGGCGAAGTTGGCCTGCCCCGGCACGTAGGTCTGGTCCTGGGTGCCGCTGCGGGCCTCCACGGTTACGCCGGTGAAGTTGAATTTGCCGTTCTGCCACAGGGGCGTGCCGTCGATGTAGATGGAATTCTCCATGCTTTCGCCGGCCCAGCCCTCGATCTCGCCCTCGCTGATCACCTCGACAATGTCGATGATCGACGTGGAGCGCAGGCTGTCTGGATCTTCCACTGCGGCACGCACTGCGCCGCCGCCGCCCTTGCCGCCGCCGCTGCCTGCCACTACTGGTAGGTTCTTGTTCAGATCATTCATGGTTATTATTCCGGTTCATAATCCAGGGCCAGTTCTTCTGTGTTGATTGCCACGCTGATCACCTGGCTGCCGACCAAAAGGGGGCCGCCGTAGCACAGGGCTACGGGGTTGCCTTGCTTGATCGTGTTGACCGGGCCGTTGAAGTAGTAGCTGGGCTTGTTGTCTGGCCGCTCCTGGGAGGGGTCCGCCTTGGGGAGTGGCCACAGCATGTTGGCGACGCCAGAGAGCGCCATGGAGATGACTACTGAAACCGCAACCGTCGCGACGGCCACAGCTACTGCGGCCGCTGCCGCGGTGGTCCCTCCGAAGTAGGTCATGAGCTGGCTGGCGGTCCAGGCGATCGCCTGGCCGTACTCGCCTTCCACGGTTGGCACAACATGCAACGTGCCGCCGGAGATTGGCATGTTGCCGCGCGCCTCGTCCACCAGCTCAGGCTCCTCGCCGGGATACTCGATAACCATGCAGTACTGGCCGACCTTGGCCTGCTGCAGGAACCCGGGGCGCAGGGCTTCGACCGCCTGGAACGCCTCGAACGGCGTGGCCAGGGCCAGTTCGCGACTGGCGCCGAACCTCTCCAGGTCGCCGTGCAATTTAAGTGTGGTCAACATGCCGTAGCACCTTCGTTGTATGTTTGCGCCAGTACCCGCCGTACACGGTCTTGTGGCTGACATGGTTCAGAGAGTGGTGCAGCAGCAGGCCGCCCTTCAGGTAGACGCCGGAGTGGTTGGTCACCTTGGCGTCGCCGACCTGCATCAGGAGCACGTCCCCGTGCTGCGGCTCCGTGACCTCCACAAACCCGGCGGCCTTGTAGTGGGCCTCGAACGGGGCCTGCTTGCCCTCCCGCCACCAGCCGAACGGCGGGCGCTCGAACTGGCCGATGGCCAGGCCGAATTCCTGCTTGTAGAAGTCGGTCACTACGGACAGGCAGTCGAAGATCCCATACACGAACTGGCGTCCTTCCAGCGGCGCTGTGAAGCCCTGTGGGAAGTACGAGCACATGGCGCCTGACGGAGATGCCATGATCAGGTACGGCTTGTTCAGGGCCTCGCAAGCGGCCTTGTCAGCGTCCGTCGGGTTGGGCAGGCCATTGGGGTGAGAGTGGTAAACGAACTCCACGTGGGCTTCGTGTCGCAGGTACCAGACCGGATCGATCTTGAACGACCGGTAGGGGTCGTGGGCAAGGTTCTCCGCCCGCAGGACCCTGGCAATGGGTCCGTTGCGCAGCACCAGGCCGCAGCACTCTTTGGGGTGCTCGGCCTCGGCGTGGGCGGCGATGGCCCGGATCACGGTGTCGTCGATGGTCATCGCGTCCTCCCCATGCCGGGGAACCCGCCGTATGTCAGCTCCGCATTCGCCCCGAACCGTTTCTTGCAGCTGGAGATCTTGCGGCCGCAGCGGTCGGCCGACTGGGTGAACACCTGGACATCGTCCCGGTCGTACCACTTCAGCGGATTGGTGCCGGGCCAGCTGCACTCCGGCCCCCGGTATTCGGACGGGCAGGTGGTCACCATGATGCGGCCGGGCAGTACCTTGTCGCCCAGGTCCAGGGAGGACACCAGCTCGAAGGTCACCGCCTCCTGGGTCTCGACCTTGCGCTGGTTCACGAAGAACACGTCCTCGAGCACGGCGTTGGGATCGGGGTTCGCGCCGTTGTCCAGATAGCGGGCCACGGTGCGCTGGCGGGTAACCTTGGCGCCGACGAAGTCGTCGTATATCGGCAGCAGGGAGCTGATGTAGCCGGTCACGTTGCTCAGCGTCAGCTCCGGCCGCGGGAACGGGCCTTTGGCCGACTTGGCAAAGCCGGTGGCCTTGATCGGCCAGGGGCTGTAGTCGTAGCCCCGGAACTGCAGCGCGCCGTAGTTGCGGTCCAGCCCGGAATAGAAACGCAGGACGGTCTGGTGACCGGTTTCGGTCAGATCCAGCACGTACAGCTCGAGCAGGGCAGACGGGACCAGCTCCTGGAGTTCGGCCTGCAGGCTCATGCGGGCACCTCCTCGAACGTGGTCGTGATGGTCTGGGCGAACCGGTCACCGTAGGGCAGGGATTTCTTGTAGGACCGGGCCACGAACAGTCTCGCCTGGGATTCGCCGGGCGGCACCCACTGGAAGGTTTCGACGCCGTCCAGGGAATCGAAGAAGTCGTACACCGCCTCCGCCAGCACTCGCTGTTTCAGGTCGTAGGTCACGCTCCACTTCTGCAGCTTGTGGTTGAGTCCGCGCCGCGCGCGCTGCTCGTACCCGTCTCCGAACGAGGCCAGGTACACCCTGGGGGTCATCTCGAGGTCCAGGGCGTTGTCCGGTTCGTAGGGCAGGAAGGGGCGGCCACCTGCGGCACCGCCGCCGTCGGCGGTCAGCAGGCTGTCCGCGGTGAGGATGCTGTCGGCTGTCGTGGTCATCGTCTGCTCCCATACAGCATGCCGCCTGGGCGCTGTTCCGTGATGAGGATGTCGCGTACCGTGGAGTCAATCTTTTTGCCCAGGCGCTGCATGGTCGACGGGTCCATGTCACTGTTCCCGCCATCCACCTTGATGTCCGAGGTGTAGTTGAACTGGCCTCCGCCGCTGCTGCGGGCGGCCGACTGCCGGGTAATGCCGCGGCTGCTCTCCATGGTGCCGCCAGCCGCCCGGCGCATCGGGGTCTTCATGGACGCGCGGATCATGGCAGCGGCTTCCGCGGGGTTGCGGTTCAGGTAATGCAGGCCGTCCTCGCCCAGGTTGCTGACCGCCTCGGCAGTAACGATGCCTTCCCTGTCACTGACCCGCAGGCCCTTGGTCACGCGGCCGTAGGCGTCCACGACCCAGCCCTTGATGGAGTCCGAGGTGCCGGTGCCGGCGCCACGGATAACCCCGCCCATGCGGCCGGGACCCGCGCCGGTTGCGGCCTTGATAACGCCGCCGTCTTTCGCGCCGCCTGTGAAATAGGCACCGACCGCGGTTACCGCGGTGGAGAACAGTTTGTTCATGCCCGAGCGGGCGATGGACCGGGCCACGTCGCGCATGGCGTCCGCGGCGGCGGCGCGAATGGCATCGAAAGCGTTCTCGCCGGAGACGATGGCGTCGGCGAAGGCATCCTCCATGTTCTTGACGCCGCCGACGACATCACCGGTGATGGTCTCGCCCAGGTTGCCCATGCGGGAGTCGAGGCCATCAATGCCGTCCCCGATGTGCTCCAGATTGAAGCCCTGCTCCAGCTCCTCTCCCAGGCCGTTGTCTAGCTGGTCGCGCTCGTAGCGCAGCTGCTCCAGCGTCAGCGCGAGGTCTTCTATGCCCTTCTTGTACTTGGCCACCTCGAGGTCGTAGGCTTCCATGTCGCCAGACTGGAACAGCTCGTCCAGGTCGTGGTCGCGTAGCTCCTTGGCGCCCCTTAGCTGCTGTTCATACAGGGCGATATTGGCGTCGAGATTGCCCTTCTTCTGGTCGACGGAGAACGGCACGCCCTTGGCGGCGCGCGCGACATCCTCAGCGACGCTGCCGGTGGACAGCGTCTGCTCGCGGGCCGAGATGTTTTGCTTGATGCCGGGCAGAGCAGTGTCGGCCGAATACGTCTGCACGCGGGCGGCCTGCAGCAGCCGAGCCTGCTCAGCCCGCTGCTGCTCGATCAGCTCCTTCTCCTGCCCGGACAGGATCAGCTTCTCGATCTCGATCTCGTACTGCCGGCGCATCAGCTCCAGGCGCTTTTCCTGCAGGGCCGGGATCTCGGTGAAGGAGCTGGACTCGTAGGCACGCTTGATCGCGTTCTCAGTGTCCTCGAGGCTCAGCTTGTTGAGCTTGCCTTCCAGCTCCAGGTTGCGCTTCTTGGTGTCACGGCCGTACTGGGCGATCTCCT